GCTGGCAGAAACGGGCCGTGTTTGGCGCGGCCCGAAGAAGCCCTGCTCCGTCTCGGGCCGCAGCGCCTGCACCTGGTGGCCCGTGGCCCCAGGCCAGAACATGACGCTGGGGCTCTGACATGTCGACCATCATCATGTCGCAGTGCTGGCCGCTGCAGGGCCTGAGCGTCACGCAGAAGGCTGTCCTGATCTCGCTGGCTGACCGAGCCAACGATGATGGCGTGTGCTGGCCAGCCGTCGGCACCATCGCCGCGCGCTGCTGCATGTCGGCGCGCGCTGTGCGTACTGCCATGGATCATCTGGAGGCCGTAGGCCTGCTGGCGCGTGATCGCCGGTTCAATAGCAGCACGGTCTATTCGGTCACGCCGGCCAAGTTCAACACTGCCGCTGCGCCGTCCAAGGGCACCCGCAAGAGCGCAAAGAACGGTACTGCACCGGGCGCAGGTGCTGCGCCCCATGCAGGGGGTGCGCCCGGTGCATGTGGGGGTGCGCCCGCTGCAGGAGGGGATGCACCGGGCGCAGGTCTGGAGGTGCGCCCCGTGCCGCCTAACCGTCATATAACCCTCAATGAACCGTCAGGTGAACCGTCATTTCCGGCGGGCCTGCCGGCCGCGCCGCCGGCGGTGGATTCGGAAACCGAGTTGCAGGCAGCGTGCCGTGCAACCTGGACGGCCTACGCCGGCGCTTACCGCGAGCGGCACGGCGTGGCGCCGGTCCGCAACGCGAAGGTCAACGCCAACGTCCGGCAGATCGTGCAGCGGCTCGGCCACAGCGAAGCACCGCTGGTCGCTGCGTGGTTCCTGACCGTGAACGAGCGGTACGTGGTGCAGAACATGCACGACCTGGGCTCGCTGTTGGCGAAGTGCGAGGCATACCGCACGCAATGGGCCACCGGCCGCCAGATGACGCAGGCCAGCGCCCAGCAGCAGGACCAGACGCAAGCCAACGCCTCGGCCGCTGACGACGCCAAGGCGCTGCTGCGCCGCATGAAGGGGAACGCCAATGCTCAGTGATGCCGATCAGGATAGGCTGGTCGAAATGCTGGTGGCCACTGCTGAGGTGATGGGCGAGCAGATCCGCCCGACCGCTGCGGCCTACATGGTCGCTGACCTGGCGACCTACCCGCTGCAGGTACTGGCCAACGCGCTGACCGCCTGCCGCCGCGAGGTGAAAGGCAAGCTCAGCCTGGCCGCGATCATGGAGCGCATCGACGACGGACACCCAGCCCCGAACGAAGCATGGGCCGTGGCCATCCGCGCCGCTGACGAGGCTGTGACGCTGGTGTGGAGCGAGCAGACCCGGGACGCATGGACCGCGGCGCTGCCACTGGTGGAGGCTGGCGACAAGATCGCAGGCCGGGCTGCATTCCTGGAGGTCTATACCCGGTTGGTGAAGGAGGCGCGCGCTGCCGGTTGCTGCGCCGTCTACCAGCCGTCGCTGGGCCACGACGCCGGTGCCCGCGACGCCGCGTTGCAGCAGGCGGTCAACGCTGGTCGCTTGGCGCATGAGCAGGTTGCCGAGTACCTGGCGTTGCCGCCGGCCACGCCCGCGTTCAACCCGCTGGCACTGCTGGCTGGCAGAGTGGAGGCGAGCCCGGAAGCAAACGAGCGCACCCGGAAGCGGCTGGCCGAAATCGCCGAGTTGTTCGGCTCCGCTCAGGACGCCGCGGCATGAGCCAGGACCACGTCGAACTGGAAGTGCGCCCGGTGTCCGAACCGGTGGCGGTGGCCGGCTGGTATCTGGCCTATGGGTACGGGATCAAGCCGCTGGTGCTGTACGCCACCCGTGGCACCCGGGTGTGGCGCGATGGCATGCGCCAGATCCCGATCACTCGCTATGCCGGTCCGATCCCGGAGCTGCGCTGATGTGGTCGAACGCACCGCCGCCGACGAAGGCCGAGGCTGCACGCATCGAACTGGCGAAGACCGGGCCGTGCATGGCGTGCCTCGTTCGCTACGCGCAGGGCCTGATGGCGAAGAAGCACGTGATCTACGGCTGCGAATACAACCACGCCAAGTCGGGAAACATCCGGCGCGGCCATTTCTTCGGCTACGCGTTGTGCCAGTGGCATCACCAGCGCTACCGCAGCGAACACATGACGCAGAAGCAAATGGTGGCCCGCTGGGGACCACCACTGCACTGGTCCAAGAGATTCCACGAGGCGTTCGGATCGGACGACGACCTGATCGCACAACAGACCTACATCAACGAACTGAGGGCAGCAGCATGAAGACGACGAAGACCTTGGCGCCGAGGCTGAACCCTCAGATAGCACCACGCGAACGCCGGATGGACCACAACACGGTGTCGCGACCCAAGCGAGCGAAGCCTGGAACCAACTTCCGAGGCCCCGCCGAGACGGTGGAGGAGTTCAAGGCGCGAGGCGGCCGGGTGCAGCACCTGCCGGCGAGCTGGGACCGCGCGGCGTGACCGGTGCCGCAATGAGAGACCATCTGGCGCGAGCGCGCGCTGCACAAGCAAACCACCAAGGGGAAGGCGCATGCAAATGAACAATGCCCGCGAGCTGCTGTCCAGCAGGACTGGCCCAAAAACAATGCGCTTTGACGGGTCTGCTGGAGGACCGTCCACCCAGGAGATCGTCGCAGCGCTGGCATACGTTCCTCACGGATTGGGGCATGAGCTGCTGCAGGCACTGTGGTGGCCCGAGAGCGGCCAGCGTCGACGTGAGCAGTTGCGCCAGGCCGTTGTTGGCATGGTCGCGCCCGAGTTCACCCGGCAGATGCACGAGCTTGCCGATGCCCGGACGGACTTCGGGATCGCCAAGGCCAGCATGGGCTGGGGTGGGGGCACGGTGACGGATGTGCAGCGACGTGAACTGCGGCGTGCCGAGCAGGCGCTGGAAGATGCACGGGCGGCAGCGTGGCCGAACAACACCATGGAGCAACTTGGGGTGCTGGCCGGGGCGGTGATCGAAGAGATGGCCGGTGCATGCGAGTGTTCCCGCTGTGGAGGCAAGAAGGTCCTTATGGACCCGTCGATCGCGGGAATCGTGAGCTGCGACAGCTGCGGGGGGAGTGGATTCGATCCGCTCAGCGGCCGGAAGCGTGCGGCCGCCATCGGTGCCGACTGGTCCGCCTACAGCCGCTTCTGGCGACCGGTCTATGAGTGGATGCTCTTCAACTTCCGTGCAGCCGAAGCGCGCGCTGCTAGGCAGTTCAGCAAGGCACTCACCCAGGCGGCATAGCGATGACTTCCTAGGTCATCGAAAAAGACGGCAATCTTGCCACCATCCAATCGCAAGCCCCGGCCAAGCCGGGGCTTTTTCTTTGCCCGGAGACGCAATGGCGCAGATCACTCCCCAACAGGCTGGCGGCGTGAACGTCGTGGCCTTCCTCGACATGCTGGCTTGGTCCGAAGGTACGGACAACGGCAAGCAGGCAACCAAAGACCGCGGCTACGACGTGATCGTTGGCGGGCAATTGTTCAAGAGCTACGCCGACCATCCGCGCGTGCTGGTGGATCTGCCGAAGCTGAAGATCCAGTCCACGGGAGCCGGCCGCTACCAGCTGCTGCGCCGCTACTACGATGCCTACAAGAAGACGCTGGGCCTGAAGGACTTCTCGCCGCTGAGCCAGGACTTGATCGCGCTGCAGCAGATCCGGGAGCGCCGCGCGCTGCCGCTGATCCAGGCGGGCAAGATTCCCGAAGCCATCAAGGCGGTGCGCAACATCTGGGCGAGCCTGCCGGGCGCTGGCTACGGTCAGCACGAACACAAGCTTGCCGACCTGTTGGCCGTGTACCGCAAGGCCGGCGGGACGGTGGCGCCATGATCGGGGTCGACGTGGACTGGCAGGCCATTGGCACGGCAGTTGGCGGCCTGATGGTCGGCGCCGGCGGTGTAGCGCTGTGGTGGCGCAAGCAGTTCGTGGAGACAGCCAGGGAAGGGGCCGAGGTCAACGTGATCCAGCTGATGCGCGAGGAAGTGACCCGGCTGGGCGAACGAGTTGGGCGGATGGAAGCCAGGGAGCTTCGCCTGATCCGCCACATCTACAGGCTTGAGGGACTGATGCGCGCGGCCGGCCTGGAGCCGCCACCGTTTGACCCTGACAGCGACACGATAAGAGCAGGAGGTTCGGAATGAACGACAAACGGAATCCGAGGCCGTGGCTGCGGGAGTGGTTGAACAAGCACTTCCTGTCCGGGCTTTCCGAAACCGGGGCTCGGTCTAATGAGGTTGCGGAAGCTCTAATGCAGGAGATATCCGCCAGAGCGGCTGCAGATGCCGCCCTGGCGGAAGCTATCAACCGGGTTGGCTTCGCTTCTGCAGCTGTTGGAACAGCTCCGACCACTGCGAGCCAAAGGTGCTCAGATGTCTCTGGAACTTCTCGGCCTTTGCTGTCGCGGTTACGTGGGCTTCCAGATCCCGAGTGAACACCGCCGAGAAGTCTGCCGGCAACGTTTGTGAGTCCGCCAGTGACTTGGTCAGCGCCACTGCGGTGATCTCCAGGCGTGAAATTCGAGCATGCAACTGCTGCAACACATCGTCCAAATCGTTTGCCGAATTGCTCATGTCGCCCTCCTTGTGGGCTGTGTCGGTTGCACGCACAGCGTACCCCACGGGAGGGCGACCCATTCATATAGGTGCCCAATGCTGGACCCACTACGCCCATACGCCGACCTGCTCAAACTGCTGGCGGTACTGGCGCTGGCTGGCGGCCTGTTCGTAACCGGCTGCCAGCGCGGAGAAGATCGCCAATCCGCCAAGGACCAGACCACCATCGCGAAGGCCGACAAGGCGCGCGCTGTTGCTGAGGCAGATGCTGCCGAAAACCTGCGAGCGGCCAATGCCTGCGGCCAACTGCTGCAGGACGTGAACCGCCAAACCCAAGCGTCGATCGATGCCTCTGTCCGGCAGAATGCGGCAGCCGATGAGGCCGCGCGCCGGGCGGAAGCCGCGGCAGCAGAGAGTAAGCGGCGGGCCGATAACGCGGAGCATGCCCTGCAGGCAGCCAAGAGCAAGCCGGCATGCCGGTCTCAACTGGAGATGGCCCTATGCGCCGACATACCGCTGCTTTGATCCTGGTTGCGGCGCTGCCGCTGTGTGGATTCGGCAGCTGCAGCAAGGTCGCGAAGCCGGACTTGCCCAAGGTGGTTTACGTCACGGTCGATAAGCCGGTGGCGCCCCCAGCAGCGTTGACGGCGCTGTGCCCCATTGCTAGGGCTCAGGACCGGACCGTCGAGCAGGTCGTCTCCGCCTACAACGCCAACATCCTGAGCCTGCAGCTGTGCAACAAGCAGCTGGGCGAGATCCGGGAGTTGGGCGTTGACCAGGTGAAGCGATGAACCGGCGGGTGCTGGCGCTTGGCCGCCTGAAGACGGGCGAGATGAACAAGACCGAGGCCGCGTATGCCGAACGGCTGCGCGCGCTGCAGGCGGCGGGCGAGGTCCAGTGGCACCGGTTCGAGGGCCTGAAGCTGCGCCTGGCCGACAACACGTTCTACACCCCGGACTTTGCCGTCATGGCCGCCGATGGCGTCATGGAGTGCCACGAGGTGAAGGGTCACTGGCAGGACGATGCCAGGGCCAAGATCAAGATTGCCGCAGCCATGTACCCGTTCCGCTTCATTGCGGTGAAGGCAAAGCCCAAGCGGGATGGCGGCGGCTGGGCAGTAGAGGAGTTCTGATGGTTTCGACAGTGCACGCAGGGGTGCGCATGCGGTGGTGGCTTCGCTGCTACCTCGCCGCAGTGATGTGGTTCGCGCGGGCTACGGGAATGGAGCCGGACTGGGACCGGGTTGACCGGTGGATACGCCGCGGCCTGGTGCTGCAAACAACGAGGAGTACTGATGGACGTTGCACGGATTGAAGCGTTGGCCACTGAGCTGGCAAACGAGCAGGCCGCGCGCGCTGCTGCTGTTGCTGCCTTGGCTGCGCGCATTGACGGAAGCGCTGACGCTCGCATCGATCGCCTGGTAGGGATCATCGAGCAGCAGGGCAAGCAGATCGCTGAGCTGGCGACGCACGTGGGGCTGCTGGTGCAGGCCGTGGCACAGCTGCTGGGCGAGGAAGCCGGCGCACCAGTGCAAGACGAAGGTGCCGAGCCTAAGCGAGTCGACCTGGACGGGAAGCCGTACTGATGGCGGCAGGTGCTACCCCGCGCCGCGGCAGGACCCGGCAGACCGGTGGCAGCGCCTTCGCCCACCTGTACGGCACGGCACGCTGGCAACGCACGCGCAAGGCGCAGCTGGAGCGTGAGCCGCTGTGCAGCAGGTGCAAGGCCAGAGGCCACGTCACGGTCGCCACGGTGTGCAACCACACCAACGGCCATCCCGCCGGAGAGACGGAGGAGATGTTCTGGACAGGACCCTTCGACAGTCAGTGTGCCAACTGCCATAGCAGCGACCAGGCGCGAATGGAGCGCGGCGCCGCGCAGGTTCGCGGGTGCGACAACGACGGCTGGCCGATAGGTCACTGACGGTCCCACGGCCCGACGTTCCACGCCAAGGGGGTAGGGGGGGGCGAATTTATGACGGCGGCCGGCTCCTAGACCGAGCGCCCCCCTTTCTTCGCGCATCCACAGTTGGAAAGACGACCCCCCGACCGGGGCAGAAAATGGCAAATCCAAGGACACCAGCCGCAAAAGCGGCAGTTTCTGGCGCAGCGGCCAAGAACCCAAAACGGCACAAAGACCGCAAGACGCCGAAAAAGGCCAAGGCGGTCGGGCCTCCCTACAAGGGGATGACCAAACCGCAGATCGCGGTATGGCGTGAGCAGGTCGAAAACATGCCGTGGCTGCATGCCGGCCACCGGTTGTTGCTGCGCCAGGTCTGCATCTTGGCGGCTCGGATGGAGACCGACCCCGAGATGGGGGTTTCGGCCCTTCAGGCGCTGGGATCCCTGCTTTCCAAGCTCGGCGCAACGCCGGTTGACGAGACAAAAGTGAATCATGGCGGCGAAGAGGACGAAGACCCGGACGACAAGCACTTCTAACTGCCGGACCGGCGAGTACCCGCTGGCGGTGGTTGAAGGGCGAATCGTGGCGGGCCCCCACGTGCGCAATGCCTGCCGGCGACACCTGAAAGACCTGGAGGACGGCCACGAGCGCGGCTTGTACTTCGACCGGGAAGCCGCCGACAAGAAGATCGCCTTCTTCGAAGAAGTGTTGCGTCTGAGCGAGGGCCAGTTCGAGGGCAAACCTTTCAAGCTGCACCCAAGCCAGGCATTCAAGATCGGCAGTCTGTTCGGCTGGAAGCAGGCGGACGGCACCCGGCGCTTCCGCCGCGCATACATCGAGGAGGGCAAGGGAAACGGCAAGTCGCCGATGGCTGGCGGAATCGCGCTCATCGGGCTCTGCGCCGATCAGGAGGCTGGCGCCCAGGTGTACGCGGTGGCCTCGCACAAGGATCAGGCCGGCATTCTGTTCCGGGATGCCGTCAAGATGGTGAAGGCGTCACCGGCGCTGAAGAAGCGGCTGGAGTTCTCGGGCGGTGAGGGCAAGGAATACAACATCGCCCACCACAAGTCGCAGAGCTACTTCCGGCCGGCGTCTCGTGACGTTGGCAAGACTGGATCGGGCTACCGGCCGCACTTCGTCCTGGCCGACGAAGTGCACGAGATGGCGGACGGCAAGATCATCGAAATGATGGAGAACGGCTTCAAGTTCCGCCGTTCCCCATTGCTGTTCATGATCACCAACTCGGGCAGCGACCGTAACAGCGTTGCCTGGGCAGAGCATGAGCATGCGGTCAAGGTGGCTGCTGGCCACCACGAGGCCGTGAACGATCCGACCTTCGTCGGAGACGTCATTGATGACCGTACGTTCTCGTTCGTGTGCGGGCTTGATGAGGGCGACGAGCCGCTCGAGGATCCGGCCTGCTGGGTGAAAGCAAACCCGATGCTGGGTATCACCATCACGGATGAATACCTGCAGGGCCGGGTCGACCTGGCCAAACAGATCCCGAGCAAACTCAACGAGATCCTGCGACTCAACTTCTGCATGTGGACCGACGCCGACCAGGCGTGGATGAGTCGCGAAATTGTCGAGCCTGCGATGCAGTCGTTCGACAGGGCGCAGCACCATGGCAAGCGCCTCCATCTCGGGCTGGACCTGTCGCAGAACCGCGACATTACGGCTCTTGGTGCGGTAGTGGAGACCGGATCGAAGGAGGTCCTGGTAGAGGTTGAGGGCAAGAAAACCCTGGTCAACAAGCCAACGTTTGATGCGTGGGTGGAGGCGTGGACGCCGGGAGATACGGTCAAGGCTCGCGAACTGCGCGACAAGCTTCCCTACAGCACGTGGATTGCAAAGGGTCACTTGCACGCCCCGAAGGGGCAGACGATCAGCTACCGGCACGTCGCGCAGACGGTGGCCGAGTACGACCGGGACTTCGAAGTTGTCCAAGTGGCTTACGACCGGTACGCGTTCCGACAGTTCGAAGAGGAAGTGAAAGAGCTGGGGCTTTCCGTCTCGTTCGTTGAGCACCCGCAGGGTGGCCTGAAGAAGGGCAAGCCCACGGAGGCTGCAGTAAAGGCAGCTGCCGCAGCCGGCAAGCCGCCGCCGGAAGGCCTCTGGATGCCCGGATCGCTCCGGTTGTTCGAAGAAGCCCTTCTGGAAGGACGCGTCCGCTTGCTCGGAAACCCTGTGCTGGTGTCCGCAATCATGTCGGCCGTCATCGAGAGCGACAAATGGGAGAACCGCTGGCTGTCCAAGGCGCGTTCAGTCAACAAGATCGACGCCGCGGTGGCGGTAGTGATGGCCTTCGGCTCCGCACATTCATCGGTCGCGCCCGCCTCTGTCTATGAGCAGCGGGGCATCCGATTCTTATAGGAAACGCAATGTCCAGGTTCAACGAAGAAGACCTTAAGTCGCTGGACCGGCTCTGGAATCCACCGCCGGCGGCGCCACCAAGTGCACGCGCTGAGGCCGGCCAGTTCGCGGGAATGAATGATCCGGCACTGCTGGAGTTCATTCGATCACAGGGCGGCCACGGTGGCGGTGGCTACCAGTTGCGCAACATGGCAGTGCTCCGCTGCCTGTCTCTGATCTGCGGGACCATCGGCATGCTGCCGCTGAACCTGGTTGAGTCGGGTGGGAAGAAGCGGATAGCCACCGAGCATCCCGCGCACCGCCTCCTGAAGATCAAGCCGAATCCATGGCAGACGCCGCTGGAGTTCAAGCGGCAGATGGAGCTGGCCCGGCAGCGGCACGGGGATGCCTACGCGCGGATCGTGTGGTCAGCAGGCCGGCCAATCCACCTTATCCCGTTGGATTCCCCAGCGGTGCGGGCGGAGCTGGGCGACGACTGGCGCATGCTCTACCGGTTCAACAGCAAGAAGCGTGGCGAGGTCATCCTCAAGCAGGAGGAAGTGCTGCACATCCGCGACCTATCCGTGGACGGCGTGACGAGCCTGTCCAGGATGAAGTTGGCAGATCGGGCTATTCGCCTGGCGCTGGATGCGGAACAGGCAGCAAGCCGGATCTTTGAGACCGGCAACATGGCCGGCGGCGCCATTGAGGTGCCAAATGCGCTCAGCGAAAAGGCCTACGAGCGCATGCGCACGTCTCTCGACACCGAGTATACC